GTTCTGTGTGGAGCACATTACTTGATGTATTGGCATATAATACGTATTATACAGCGTTTAATACGAATTTAGTTGTTAACGAGTTATTTTTAGATTCAGCAACACTGAGAGATAATGTTGTTGGAATCGCAAAGCAATTAGGATATACACCGAAATCAGTTACTTCTCCTGTTGCTTACATTAGTTTTGATGTTAATTTTACTAATACTACGCCAGATGTGGCTATTTTAAGAACTGGTTCTGCATTTACCACAATATTTGATTCTGAATTATATCAGTACACTACATTAGATGATATATCAGCATCAGTAGAGAATGGTGTTGCTAGTTTCATTAATGTACCTATTTACGAAGGTTCGTTAGTCAAGAATTCTTATACTGTTAATACAGCATTAAAGTCACAACGTTTTATTATTCAGAATCAAGGTATTGATACTAGTAGCGTTAGAGTAAAAGTATATCCTTCACAGAATTCATCTGCTTATGAGTTTTATGATAGAGCAGAGAATATTTTAGATGTTAATTCTTCAAGTAAAACATATTTTTTAAATGAGATTGAAGATGAGAACTATGAATTATTTTTTGGCGATGGAGTTATCGGTAAAAAATTAGAAACAAATCAATTTATTGAAGTTAGTTATCTTGTTACTAATGGTCCTTCCACAAATGGTGCTAAAACATTTGTATTTAATGGTATTATAGATGATAAAGATAATGCAGTATATCCTTTATCAGTATCAGTAACTGAGGTAACTGCAGCATCAGGTGGAGAGAGTATTGAAAGTATCAATAAAATTAAATTCAATGCTCCTAGGTATTTTGGCACACAAGACCGTGCAGTGACCGCACAGGACTATGCGGCGATCGTTAGAAACATTTATCCAGCAGTTGCTGATATTATTACTTTTGGTGGTGAATTAGCAAGTCCTCCTGAATATGGAAAAGTAAAGGTAGTTATTAAACCATCCAATGCTAATTTACTTTCTTCTTTTACTAAGCAAGAAATTGTAAGAAAATTAAGACCTTATATGGTGGGATCAGTTACTGTTGATATTATTGATCCATCAATTTTATATGTCGAATTAACAAGTAAGATTTACTTCAGTAGATCAAAAACAAATCTACCTCCAGCAGAGATTGTTAAAAAGGTAAAAACTTCTATTCAACAATATATTGAGCAATCTGATACAGAAAAGTTCAACGGTAAATTTAGATATAGTAAATTTATTGGTGTTATTGATGATTCTGATAGATCAATCAATTCAAATCAAACTAGTGTAATGATGAGAAAGGATTTTTATCCTACAATCAATTCAACGTTCTTTTATGAAGTATGTTTTCAGAATACTTTTGACAAAGATTGTGAAGGACCGACATTGCATTCAACTGGGTTTGTAGTAAGTGAATTTCCGCAGTATACCTCGTATCTCGAAGATAGGAATGGTAGAATCGTCCTATATAGAATAGATGATTTAACTGGACTAAAAATAGTTCTAAATGATTCCGCTGGAAACATTAATTATGATAAAGGTGAGATTATGTTATATGATTTAACTATTATTCGTGGTTCTTTTGAAGATAATCGTATTGAATTAAGAGTAAAACCTTTAAGTAATGATATTAATGCAGTAAGAGAGGTTTTCCTAGACGTTGATATGTCCACAAGTAAGTTCACTGCTTATCCCGAGTAGATTAAATGGCTGCAAAGACAAGAAATATCTCCACCTTAATTGAATCTCAACTACCTGGGTTTATAGTTTCTGAATACGAGAACTTTTCCAAGTTTGTAGAGAAATACTACGAGCATTTAGAAAATCAAGGTCAACCACTTGATATTATCTCAAATGTTACGAAATATCGTGACATCAATTTTTACGAGAAAAATTTACTCAATCAATATACAGAATTATCTTCAAGTATTACAGAAACTGACACTACAATTACAGTAGAAGATGCGACTGCATTCCCAGAAAAGAATGGTTATATTAAAATAGGTAATGAACTGTGTTTCTATAAGGAAAGGACAGAGACACAGTTTCTAGAGGTTTCTAGAGGCGTTAGCGGTAACACTACGTTAGGTGATCTGTACGAAAGCACAAACTTTGTTACTACTCAAGCAGAGCCACACTATACTAATGATACAGTATATAATGTAAGTAATTTATTTTTATATGCTTTTGTAAAAAGCTTTGAATCTCAATATCTTGGTGGATTCCCAGAAGCATATCTTAAAGGTGATGTAGATAAGCGTGTTCTCATTAAAAATATTAGTGACTTTTACAAAGCAAAAGGAACTGATAAATCAATTAAGTTTATTTTTAACTCAATTGTTTCAAAGAGTGCTGAAGATACTCCAGAAACATATAACCCAAAAGATTTTACTTTAAAAGCATCTACTTCTGATTGGGTTAGTAATTACTCAATTAAAGCAAAAATTTTAACAGGAGATGTTAATAAATTAATTGGAACTAAAATTATTCAAAGGACAGGAACTTCATATGCATCTGCAGTTATTGATGCTGTAAATTATGGTGGTTCTGATGGAATTTTTGAGATCATACTATCTCCTAGTTCTATCAATGGCAATTTTAAAATTGCTGCTCAAACAACTTTACGCACTGATATTTCAGTAAATGATACTATTGGAGATAGAATTGATGTTTACTCAACTTTAGGATGGGATCAAAAAGGAGAGTTAATTATAAATTCCGAACGTATTACATTTATTGAAAAAAATGTAAATCAATTTGTAATTTCAGGAAGAACAAATCCAAACACAACGCATGTTGCTGGCACTCCTGTTTATAGTAGCGATGTTATCACTGCATTTTACGATGGTGGTTCTGCTACAATATTAAGTTTAGGTCTGTTATATAATTTAAATGTTAATAATGGACAACCATATTCAAATTCTGGAGATAAAGTACAAATTTCAGAATCTGGATTTGCAAGTAATCATCCAATAATTGAAGGAGCAAATTGGTTTTTAAATACTAATTTCAGAAAAGCATTTTCTCCATTAAATTCTCAAATAGCACAATCTATTGGAGATTTGAATTCAGATGTTTCTGCAATTTATGAAGATGATCAATATTTTTATATTTGTTCATCTGGTTATCCACATCATGCTTTATTAAAAGAATCTTCTCCAGTAAATTTAGAAGATCAAAAGTTTTTAAAATTAATTAGAAAATATCCAACTAACACAACCGAAATATATTCAGTATCAAACAGAGATGTTGGTATTTTAGTAGATGGATCTATTGCATTTAGTAATAAAGATTTTGAAGTAGTAAAATACGGAAAAATAACAACTACTATTGTAGAAAATAAAGGAATTGGCTACCAAGCACCACCATTTGTTCTAATAAATAACGAACCAAATAAAGCTAGATGTTTTCTTTCTGGAGAAGTTGTAGATAGAATTGAATTATTATCTGATGATATTTACGAAGAAGATCCAGAAATAACAATTACATCTGGAAGAAACGCCGTATTAAAACCAGTTGTAACTAATGGAGAAATTACTAGCATTAGAGTTATTGATCAAGGAGAATATTATTCATCTCCACCGCTGATTAGAATTTTTGATGCTTTAGGTAAAGGAGCATTTGCAGAATATCAAGCGATTGTATCTCCAGAAGGAAAACTTGTAAGATGTCAAAAAATAAATGGTGGTCGTTTTTACAGTAGAAATAGTCTAGTAGTAGAAGTAATCTCTGCTGGTTCTGGTGCATTTGCTTCTGCTAAAATTAGAGAATGGACTAAAGATAGATTTAATAAGTATAGACTTGATCTAGATTCAAATTATTCTTATGTTTTTCCAAATTTCAATCAAAAAATTGGGTTGGGTTATGGAGTTGTCGGAAGTCCAGCAAATTTACGATTTAGATTAGCAGATAATATTAATAATGTATTGGGGGAAAACCCTGGTATTAAGACACATTCCCCAATTATTGGATTTGCTTATGATGGCAATCCAATTTATGGTCCATATGCATTTTCGGATCCAGGTAATCCAAATTCATCTGTTGTGAGAATGAATAGTGGATATCAATTAAGAAGTTCTAGAGAAAATGGACCTTCAATTTTAAATTATGCTCTAGGAATATTTGTCGATGATTATATTTGGGTTCCTTCAGTCAATAGTGGAAAAACTGAACTTGATGAAAATAATGGTAGATTTTGTGTAACTCCAGAATATCCAAATGGAACTTATGCATATTTTGTAACTATTAACTCTTCTGGACAACCAGTTTTTCCTTATATCATAGGAAAAAATTTCTATTCTTTACCAGTAGATTCAAACTATAATTCAAATATATCACAAGATGACTTACCAAAAAATTTAAAACGATTAAGAACTAGTGATATTGATAATAATGGAGTAAATTCTTTTGCTCTTATTGGCGATGTAACAAATGGAAACATTTCTGCAGCATATGCAGATTATTCGACAGAAACTTTTTCAGTTGGTTCTGAATTATTTGTAGATAATTTAAATACAGAAGGTTTTGGAGCAAAAGCATTTGTTTCTCAAATTAATGGAAAGGATGTAGTATCTCTCGAATCTGTTCAACAAAAAGCAGTTGTTATTGATTTAATTGAAAATGCTTATCTATTTGAAGGAGATATTTTATTCCAAGGAGAAGGAGTATTATTAAATCAAATTATTGTAGACAATACAGAAATTAATGATTTCCAATTTTCGGAAGCTCCTAATGTAAAAATTGTTAATGATTTGGCTATTGGTCCAGATGGATCATTTAGAGTTATTCAAGATTTATCTTCGGATTTAGTACAAGGACAAATTATTGGGGATGTAATTAATGATAATCAAGTAGTATTAAGATCAGTACAAAATGTATTTGATCCTTCATTGCCAGTATTTGCTACTATTAAAGTATTAAATCTACTAGTAAATAAAAATGGAACTTATACAAAAGATTCTGTCATATCTTTTATTAGAGAAGATGATGGAGTTATTTTTGGAACAGCATTAGTACTAGAAGGCACATTAAAACAAAATGCTTTAAAAGTTAGGGTTATCACTGGAGACATCTTTGCATCAGATGATTTTATTATAAAAAGTAGCACTTTATCAGATACTACAAATGCAAAGGTAATTTCTACTACATCATTAAGCGAGAATTTAACAATTAATACTATAAATGATCAAGTTGCTATTTTACAAACAAATGAAGATCATAATTTGGCAATAGGTGATAAGGTATTTGTTAATATTTTCCCAAATGATGCTATTACACAAACAACATATTATGTAAGAAAAAGATTATACCAAAAAGCTATTTTACAAGAATTAACTTTCAATGGTAAAATTACTGATACTGGAATTGGAAGATTTGAAATTTTAAATAGTGGTGTTGATTACGAAAGTGGTACGTACAATAATATAGAATTAATTTTTGTTGATTCTACAAAAGCAAGAAAAAATATTGGTAAGCCAGGAGATCCAGGAAATGCTAGGGCAAATATAGAAGTATTTAATATTGGAGGCGGTTTTGGTAGAGTTTCTTCTATTACTTTAACTAACAAAGGTTATGGATATAAAAAATCTGATATCCTTACAGTTTCTGATGATGATTTACAAAGATTAGGAATTTCTACTAGAACTGCTAGATTAAATTTATTTGTGGATCATGTAGGATTTTCTGCGGAAAATAACGAGTTATTTTTAACTACTGTCAATGACTTATCAGTAAATGATTACTTAAATGTAGGTAATGAAATTGTTAAAGTAGTATCAGTAAATAAATCAGCAAAATCAGTTATTGTACAAAGAGCACAGAAAAATACTGTAGTTGCAGATCATTTTGATAATCAAAAAATTACTTTCAATCAAACATCATATAAATTCGAAAAAGGTTATAGAATATTAGGAGATTCTCAAAATTCTCCCTATGTTATTGAATATAATTCATTAACAAGAGAATTGCTAATTGCTTATGATTATTCAGTAACAAATCCAACAAAAATTCTACAAAGTAGTATTTTCTTTGATCAAAATACTCCAAATAAATTTGTTAAAGTTGAATCGGTAGAATCCCCTCAATATAAATTAGAATTTAGTAAAGATCAAACTAATTTTGAAATTAATCCGACAATTAACATTCAAAAGTATTACAAATATAAATTTGATACTAGTCATCCATCAATGCTGGATACTTATTTGGATTTTTCTTCTAGTTTAAATTATAATTTATTTACAGAAGAAAAAAATGTTAGTTCCAATTTACCAGGAACTGCTGGATCTTTTGTATCTATAAAATTAGGTTTTGGACCAAATATTTCTTCAAATACATATCAAAATAAAACTCCAATTAATTTCAATAATTATTATTACTTTATTAAAGCTACTGCAAATGTAAACACTGAGGGATCATTTTTAAAAGTTGTTGACGATCCTCTTGCTGGAGAACAATTAGTAATTTATTCTACAGATAGAAAATTTGTATACAATGTTAAATCATTACCTCAATATGATGGTTCAGGAAATATTTCATACACAACTACATCACAATTTGCAATAGGATCTATTGCAAATATTTCTATAAATGATACAGGAATTAATTATAAATCTATACCAGTATGTAAAGGAATTTTACCATCAACATCTTTTGTATCTACAGTAACTGCAAAAATTGATACTACTACTGGTTACCTATCATCTATTGTTGTAGATGATCAAGGTAATAATTATTCAAAACCAATTGCTATAATTACCGATGGTGATGGATTTGATTATAAACTAGAATGTGTTGCTGAAAATGGCAAAGTAAAAACTGTAAATATTTTAAATCCTGGTAAAGGATTTACATATGATCCAACTATAAAAATATTTGAATCAGACGTTAAAGTATTTTTAACTTCTAATAATATTGGAATACCAAAAAATATAAAATTAATTAATAGTGGATTTGGATATAATTCAGATTATTCAACGTTACCTGCTTTTATTTCAACTACAACTTTTGTTTTAAAAGATTTTGAAGATGATTCGTTTTACATGGGAGAAAAAATTGCCCAATATGAAAATGATATTTTAATTGCAGAAGCAACAGTATCTAAAAATGGATGGCGTATTGGCAGCAATTTATTAAAAGTAGAAAATATAAAAGGTATATTTAAAAATAATTTACCTATTAAAGGATTTGCTAGGGCAAAAACAGCAACATTAATTGCACAAATTAATACAGTATTTACTCCAGACATTAGAACTTATTCTGATAATTTAGGAAGATTTAATTCAGAACGAGGAAAACTAAGTTCAAACTCTCAAAAACTAACAGATTCTTATTTTTACCAAGATTATTCTTATGTAATTAAATCCAGAACTTCCATAGAATTCTGGAGAGATTTAATTAGAGAAACAACTCATCCAGCAGGATTCCAGTTGTTTGGAGAATTGATATTAGAATCAGAAGGTGCTGCTACAATGCCTTCTAGAATTAAAGAGATTGAAACACATTCATTTATTAATTTAAAACCACAAAATATTTCTGTTGTTAATACAAAGAGATATATTACAGAAAATATTATATCTTTCAATAATACAAATGTTGAAAGAGGTATTGGATCTGTTTCAGTAGATACTTTTGATTCATCAGAAACAGTAGCAAGAGAATTAATTCTAGCACGAGCATTTGATGGGGATTTTGATCCAAATAGTGGTGTATTATATGGTACTAAAACATTTACTTTATTAGATAAAAACACCAATACTGCTTATGCACCATATAATGAAAGTTCATTAATTGTAACAATTGATGGTGTGTTACAAGAGCCTGGAAAATCATTTACGGTAAAAAATAATGCAATAACATTTGCTCAGCCTCCATTAGGAGAAAGAATAGTAGAAGGTCAAGTTGTAGAAGCACAAAAGTTTTATTGTAGATCAATAAAGTTTAAAGATAACACCTTAAATTCAACCTATATTAGAAAAATACAAAATATTTCAGATCAATTTGATGGAAGTCAAACATTATTTGATTTATTTGAAGAAGATGGATCTATTGTAAAATCTTTACCAAATGAAAAATTTATTGTAGCTTTAAATGGCGTTTTGCAAAATGCTAGATCTACAGAAGAAGAGCCATTCATTAATTCCTATAGTATTATAAGATCTGAAGATGAAAATGTTACCGATAAAATAGCTTTTACAGAACCACCAATTAGTCATGGTGAATTATATAATAGCACAGATGATATTGTAATTAGAGAAAAATGTTTTATATACAGTATTGGTTCATACAGAAGATTAACTATTGATGCTAGAACTGTAAAATATAGAGGAACTGGTCCATTTTTAATTTTAGATGAAGTAGAAAATAAGGTCGTTTCAATCGATGAACCTTTATATTCTGTTGTGTTTATTGATGGCGTTCTTCAAATTCCAGGTAAGTCATATGATATAGTAGGTCCAAATATTACATTTACTTCTCCTTTAAAATATTACGAGGATAAAACTGGTAAGCAAATATTACAAAAAGTTTCAATTTTACTTTTCTATGGAAGAGATAAGGCAAAGACATTAACTTTTTATGACTTTGAGCCAAATGCATATTATTCACAAGCAAATTTAATTATACAATCTCCAAATATTTCGAATTTTTATTCGTGGTTTTCAAATTATTTGGGTTCAAATGTTATTGTTTCTCAAAATGGAAATCAAATTGGAAAAATAAAATCATTTGATCCATCTTCGCCTAATCTCAATTTAACTTTATTGTGTTCGGCCTTCTTTGATGTAACAAATTCAGATTTTTCATTTTCAAATCCAAATACAAATGATCAATTTGTATTATCTTCTGTTCAGTCATCTTCTATTAATTTCTTACAGGACGAAGATGGTAATAGAAAACTACAAGTAGATGTTCCCGCATGGTTATACGGAACAGAGCTTGGTAAATCTGCATATGCAGAAAGAACAAAATTATATGCAAATCTAAATGTAGGTGATTTAATTCAAATTGATGGTGAATCTTCGTTCAGACAAATTGTTTCTATTCCAGAATTAGTTAATACTAAACAATATAATAAAGAAGAATTTTTCTCATCTGACATTTATTCTAGAGTACAAACAACAAATTATAATGATATTGTTCGAGGTGAAGGATTAAGTATTACTGCAGATATAGACGAAAATGGAACTATAACCAAATTAAATTGGAATAGAAGAGATTTAATGCTCTATTTCAATAATAATGTTTTACTACAACCAACTGCATATCAATATTACACTCCACCAATTATAGATTTTGTTCCAAGAACACAAAATGGAGGTGGAGCAAAAGCAGAAGTAATTGCTGTAGGTGGACAAATACTTGATATTGTTTTGATTGATGGTGGATATGGATATACAGAACCTCCTAAAGTTGTAATATCAAAAGGATATAACAAAATAAAAGGAAGATCAAGAAAATTTGATACATCCACAGTATTAAATGTTTCTCCACCATTAGTATTTTCTGATAGTTTAATTACAACCAGTGAAGTTACATTAATTGCATATGGACCAACTGGACAGGCAATTTTCTCCTTTATCAATTTAAGTGCAGAAGGTGGAATAAGAGAAGCAGGAGAACAAATTACTGCAATTATAATGCCGCAAATGCAAATTGTGACATTTGCAGAAACTCTTGCTCAAAATGAATATCTAGTTAATTCTCCTGTTATTGAAATTGATTACGAAATACAGTCGGTAGAAATAGAAGTTGTAAGTACTTTAGATGCAAGAGCAAATATTATTTCTTCTTCTACAATTATTTCTGTAGATAGACAACTAACTAGAATTATTAGCAAACAAATAAATGAAGCATTCGTTCAGTTAGATACTGCTTCTGTCAATGATATCGGAGCTTTCCTTGATGCTCCATTATCAGAAACAGATAATATTGTATACATTCCCGATACTAGAAGATTCCCAGATTCTAGTAGATTACTTATTGGCAGAGAAATTGTATATTATGAAAAGAAAAAGACAGATCGATTCCTATCAGTAACAAGAGGTGCTGACGGAACTACTGCACAAACACATAATGCTGGAGATTATCTAAGACATCTACCTAAGATTGTGAGTGTTGTTCCAGTTGGAACAGCATCAATCCAAACTATTACTTCAATAGAATCCGATCATAATACTTTTACAGAAGTCTTAAAAACTATTAGCACTGAAGTAATTCACCCATCAATTAATCATAACTCTACATTATTAACAGCAGAGCAAGAAATAAATGTTAATAATAGTGAGTTTATTGTGCTCCCATGGATAGCAATAATTCCACCACCTTCTTTCAACATAATAACAACAGTACATTCAACATCTTCAAATGTACAAACTGTGGTTGAAGCAGTTAAAATTGATTCAATTAATTCCTTAGTATCATCGATAAAAGAAACAAATATTCAAATTAATTGTGAGAATAATATTGATATTGATGTTTCTGATATATTACTTTCAACAGAGATTATCAGTAATCAAGGAACTTCAATTGAATCCTTGTATTCTACTGTAATATCTACTACTCATTATAATGTATCAATTTTAACTAACAATGTTGATATAGTATCAAATATTTCTATATCAAATTATTCAACTAATTTTATTGTAAAAAATGAAACTAATGTAGAATCTGTAACTTCATTAATAAACAAATTAGTTTCAATCCATCCAGTTTATCCAGAAAAATCAGAAATTATTACTGTTGTCACAGATTCTTCATATAATACATTCTCAACAATTATAATTTCTACAGTAGCTCCAAATAAAGTAGAATCAACTGTAAGAATTGATACTG